TTGATAACAACATACCAGTGTTTGAATACTGGCATATCGATAGTTTGTGGTTTTTGCCAGCCTGCAACTGATATATCGAAAGAATCAACTGCCGTATTTTCAGGAGAGAAAGCCCATAATCCCGTATGAAGTATACTTGTTTCTCTTAACACATTCGTTGGTTCAGCATGACCGGCTTTAATTAATACTCGTGCTAAACAGGAATCAGCATCACCATCAGCATAAACCTGCAATCCAATATTATCCTTAGCCCAATATACACGAGTTGAATCTCTGCCTGTTGATGTACTGACATATAAAGATTCATAATGTGCCGTGCCCCACGTTCTCGCACCGTACATCTCTATAAAATTATCCTGTAATGCGTAATTCTCTATTTCAGGATATGCGGTATAAAGTGTATCTTTATTTGATACATGCGTCGTATCGTTGCGTTCGGATACTAAAAACCAATCATAAGCTTTACTTGGAGTTAATCCTGTAATTGTACCCGTATAAGATGTGCCTCCAGAAACCGGTGTCACATAAGCGTACCATGTTGAATCAGAAGCATCCCTTATACTCAAAGAATCCATAACCACATCGTTTGAATCGCTGAATGAAATTATTAGTGTTGTTGTGGTAGGTGTGCTGATTTCAAAATCATACGGGGCGGTAAAAGAATTATCGGTGCGAGCCTCATTGAAATATACTATTACTGATAAAATAACAGCAAAGAATAAAATTAGTTTCCTCATCGTCTTCGTCCTCACTTCATCAAAGGTTATGTTATTATATTAATAGTTCCATAAAGGTACGTTATCGCCATCTTTCCATAAATATTGAGGTTCTTTATTATATAAATTATATCTTGCTGTAATTGTTGTATATACTAAAGATAAGTAAGGTTCAAAACCAACAGCTTCAGATGAATTAAATACTATACGTTCATCATTTGCTGGTGCAGACCTATCATAATCTTCTTTTGATATTAATACTATTTTAAAAGTACCATTTTGTTTAGCTAAAATTGCAGCAAGCCCAGCGGCATTAAACACACATTCATTCCACCCAACACTATAATCATCAGAGTTCCAAGAATCATTTAGTATTGTCCCATCATGAGCACTGCCTGATGTCCAGCCATCAAACAATTCAAAATCTGCTGTCTGTATAGCCGTGTATGTAGAAGTGTGAATATATATATCAAAGTTATCTGTGGATATGTCTGTACTACCATTAATAAAAAATGAACCGCTTAAACAGGTACCTATTTTGGGAATAGCAAAAGATAAAAAAACTCGATTTACATATATCGGAGTACCAGGACGTTGACCAACTTGTAAAAAATTAGTTACAGCATTGGTTCCATCAGTAGCATCTCGTGCAGTATTGTAAATATTATCAGATTTGTATATGCCTCCGTCATTTGCTACTTGCATGGTAGTTGTTGGATCAACTGTCACAGGATATGTCAATGGTTTTGACACATCTAACTCATATATTAATAAACTATTTATATAAGTTACTTTAATAGATATGTCATTGTTGTTTTCATCCCATGCTCTTGGCTTTAATGTTCTGAATAGAAAATCACCGTTATTATCAGTAAATATTAACTGTCCATTATTATATTCTATTATTGCATTTGTATTAACTTGCCATGTTAATTTAGTGGGTGCTTTATCGTTTTTAAGTATAATAGTCTGTTTAATACCAGTATTTGATTTATTATTTATTATTTCAATATCGTCAATATTAAATAAAGGCGTATAAGAGACTGAATGACTTAAATGAGTAAAACTATAATACCCCTTGAAAGAATCGACTGTAGGGGTGCTTATAGCTTCGTATTTGCCAGTTGTGATGTTTTTATAGTACTTCGGTTGAGTGTGAACATGAGTTAATCGTTTTCCATTACAAATATTATAGGTTTCGGAGTTTGCTGTACGTAGTTCTATCAATTCATTTGAAATAGAACTTGGTCGCTCTATTATTTTCTGGCCATGTGCTAATTCACCTTGTGATGCAGCTAAAATAACGAGAAGTAAAGCTGCTACTACACAGGCTAACCAGAATTTAAAAGTTATTCCGGCATCTTTATCATTCCATAATATTTTAATTATTTTTAACATTAACTTTATAACCTTTGCCTATCTTTATTTTTTCGGTGGCGGGCATCCACCACGCTTCTTTCCACCCCTTCTTTTACTTGGGTGTGGGCTTCTTTGTCTTGGGCCTTTTTTGTCTCTGTCAGGCATTTTAAACTACTTTTATGGATTAGTTATATATAATTTAGGCACACCAACAATAGTAGTATCATTTTCAGTATTTATTATCCCCTTGAGTCTGAATCGACCACCTGTTATATTGGGCGCATCAATACATACGGTACGAGTAGTACGAGCAGTCGAACTAACAGAATCGTCAGCCACATCCTCAAACTTTAATTCCCATGAAACATCGGTTGAATCGTCCCATACGCTAAATGCCACATAGTCAGTGCCATCGGTTGTTTCTGTATATAAATCTATTTCAATTGAATCTAATATTGCAATTGGATTTAATAACATATAATCAAGGTATAAAGTAACAGTTTCAACTACACCTTCATCATTTTGTATATATAAACATTGGGCATTACCAATAGCCGTATCAATGCTTATTTCAATCGTTAAACTATCATTCGCTGCTACGGAATCAGCAAACGCATCTGTCCAATTCAAATATATATTAGTTGGTAGCCTAACATTAACAGTATCACCTATTTCATCAAGATGAGCAAATAATGAATCTTGTAACATTGCACTTGCTGTATCACGTATATCGTCAAGGTGAGCAAAAGAGGAATCACGTATGTCAGCCAAAACACTATCTAACCCAGCATTTAATAAAGACAGATTCTCGTTATAGGTTACCGCAGGAAGATTGTCCCCGGCACTTTTCTCTGTTAAGGTTACATAGGAATAGACTTTATTAATTAATAAGCATAATGTTATTGTTAATATAAGTAATGGTATTACTATTCTGCCCTTTGTTTTTATAACTTTCATTTTACCACTCACAATCTCATGCTCGGTTGAAATGAATTATCCAATTTTGCACTTTTTCTCAAATTTTCTTTAGCTGGCAATAATTGTAAATTATTCAATGCCCAACACAGTTTAAAATCAATGTGTTCGGGTTTGTCAAAATTAAAAACACTTATTGGTATTATATGATCAATATGAAGCTCATTATTTTTCATAAAATCATTCCATGTGTAGCCTTCTGGCATAGTTTTTTCGAGTCTTTTCTTTAATTGTTTAAAATCATACCCTACTAAATCACACCAATGCCGACCATTTTAATTTCATTTTTCAACCCGTTTCTTATTAAACAGCCTATCCTTTGATTTAATCTATATTTTAAATTTTTCTTTCGTCTTTCAAGAGATGCTTCTTTTCCACCCAACCATTGTGAATTATTTTTGCCTTTTGATAATCCGGTTTTAATTCTGGTTTCACTCGATTTTTTTCTTGATTCTATTGAAATAATTTTCCCCTTATTGGATTCGCCTATTTTTCTTTTATGTTCTTCTGTAAATATTCTACCCTTGCCAGATTTACTCATTTTTAATTTTGTTTCTGGTGAATGATGCTTACCTTTCATACCAGATGATTTCCCCTTATGGGCATCACTCATATTTCTGCATCTTTCTTTTGATAATTTTATGCCTTTTAATGCCTCGCTTGCCTTTTTGCGCATTTCTTCGCTTTTGGGTGTTTTATTAAAACATTCCCTATTGCAATATTTACCATTGCCTTTTTTGACTTCCGAGGGTTTTGTTTGAAACTCTTTACCACAAAATAAACATGTTCTGGTAATCATTATTTCAGCAAAATCATCCTTCCGAGCCGATAGGTCGCCATCAAAGAATATATCCGAAACGGTTCATCGGCTGCATTACTACGTATCTTAATTCTCACCATTCTACCGTCACCTTTTATTTCTTCACCAGCAATAACATAATCATCTGTACCAGCAAGTATACTTGTATCTAAATAAAAATCACCAAATACATCGTATGCCGTTTTTGAAGTATGTATAACTGTATATTTATTAAGTGCATATTCGTAAAAAGTATCTATGGTTAAATCATAATTACCATAATATATATACTGTAAATTAACAGACTTGAATTTCTTATCGTTTAGCGGTTGCCCACCGTCATAAGATTTGGTTATAAAATAAGCATCAATAGCATCGCCGTCATCATTATCACCAGTATCGTATTGATACCAGTACCCACTATAATCTGAACCTATTAATATATCGGCACCGCTTACTTTAAGTATTCCGGCAGCACTTATATCCCAATCGAATAACCCTGATACTACCCAATTACGTAAATCGTATATTATTACTTGATTATTATCGCTTGCATCGTCTGTTTCACATATAAATAAATACCATCTTTTAGGTTTATAATGTATTCCTATGGAGTATTGAAGTTTACTGGCTGTTAATTCAGCCCATGTAGGGTCGATTTTATCAGTTATTTTAACAATGGTTAATCCGCTGGTAAGCAATTTTAACCCGTCATTATCAGCCCATATAAGCACTAACTGACCTTCAGGCGTAACGCATTCTTGTATACTGTACGGTGATATACAGCCGTGCATTTTACTAATACTATCTACTCTAAAAGTACCTCTACCGCCTATTGTCGCTCCTAATGTCGGATCGAATGTTAAATAATGGATTGATGAAGTACATAAAACAACCAACATTGAATTATTAGCATCGCCTAATACCCTTAATCCTATTATCGCTTCATTAAAATCCTGCCAATCATCAGGATGAAACTCTAACCAATCAGCCATATACCGTGACCAGTATAACCGTCTGCTTTCGGCTAAAAATAAACGCCCATGAAATTCTTCGCATGATGTCGGAGCGGTTGGTATATTTGTTCCTGATAGCGTTATTGCACTATCGCTACCTGTCCAATAAAACGCCGGATTAGTTCCATTAACTCCTACCATAACATTATTTATCATAGTGAATAATATGTTTTTATCAGCAGTTAATGTAACCGATCCTGTTATATCAGTCCATGTTGAATCACATGTTTTATAGGCTATTTCTGTACCGGCAGTACCGATAATTTTCGTTCCACCCGTAAAAGAAGCATAATATATACCCGTACCGGCCTTTGTGCCATTAATACGTTTGTATCCGGTATATCGGGTATACCCTTTGCGTTTGGCTATTCCCTTATAGTCTAAATAACAATTTACACTTTCTGTAAGTTCATTATCAGCTACACCTCCAGCACCATCACGGGTATTTAAACCACCTTCAAAAGAAGGTATCTGAATAAATTGCAACCCAGCTATATCAGCATACGCTGATTGTGATAATAGTATTATAAGGAATAGTAATATTAGTTTTTTCATTTTATTTTGTAGGGGCAGGTTTTATACCCACCCCTTTTCTGTTAAAAGTCAGAATAAGTGGTTATTACTTTATACCGACTTCCTGTATACGGACAGGTCTCATCCGTAGCATCATCCAGCAATATATCATAATATTTAGCGTAAGCTTTAGCCTTTTGATAATCAACTATGTCATTAAGATATACCATAGTAGAATCCCAATCGCCTGCACCTGCGGTTATTGCCGTGGCTGTCGGGTTAAATAGACTGACTGCTACCGATGCGCTATCGAAATTAGTCGTAGTAGGCGCAATAACCATCTGAAATGGATTAAACAACTGCACCCGTCCAACCATGTGCTCTCTTTGTTTATCAGCATAGAATCGTACAAACACGTCTACACCGGTCGAGTCACCATTTGCTGTATTAAATGAATCTGGTGTACTGGTAGTGTATCCTGGAAAGATTGATACTGTCATATTCTTATGTGTTACATGACAAGCCGAAGAATCTCGACTGGTGGATATAACAGTTAATGTATCATTCCAAGAATCAATCGTTACATCTTTCGGCCATAAGGCAAGGCTGAAAATAGCGATTGTTACTAAAAGTATAAATATTGGGATATTAGTTAATTTTTTTCTCATCTTTATCATCCCCTTTCCTCTAAAATTTATACGGAATGGTTCCCCCAGGTTTAGCATGAACGCCAGATGTTGCCTTTAAAGCATCTTTCATCATACTAAAGAAGTAATTACCCTGAGCTTTCCAATCATCATTCCCATGTCGGCGCATAGCCAGCCATAACCCACCATCAACGATTATACTGTGGTTTTTAGGTTTGTATGATATGTTCGCTGCGGTAGTTGTATATTCTATTTCGTCCGGTAATTGTAAATAATCATAATAAACCGTACCGGTGTAGAATGGGTATACAATAAGTTCATATCCATTCACTGCATACCAATTCGGATTACCTGATTGAGAATGATCGGGGTCTCGTGCATCAATCCAAGCTTTTGATTTTAGATCAAGCACACGATTGTTCGCTCGAACAGTCCCGTCAATTACCCGGCCAAAGTTTGAATTATCAGTTATTAAATTATAACTGAAACTACCATCAGCGGTTATTTCTTCATTTTGAACGATTAATTCAGGCCAGTTACCTTTCAGAAACATATACCCGGAAGCTATTTTATTGAGAAGTCTAATAACTTCATTCTTTACAGTTGTTTTACTACTGTCAAGATTAATGGCATTACATATTTCATTTACCATATCCTCGCCTGATAAACCGCCCCATTCGTCACCCATATCACTTATTCCTTATTATCCACTGCGTCAACCGGCGGAGGCTCTGCCTCTTTTGCACCGAGACGGACAGCCACACGGAAATTCTTGAGCACAAATGCGTCAACCGGCGGTAATTTATGTTTCTTCCGGTCTTTATTGCGCTCAACCGCTTTATTTTGTGCTCGTTGATCAGAACTGACAACTGCCATAGCTTCATCTCTTGGCATTTCGCATACCGGGAATTTATATCCTGATCGTTTAACAAATGTACAATCCCCGATTAATGTTCTTGTACCAAGAGCTTCCACTAATACATTATCAACGGCTACTACTTGTACTTTATTCATTTTAAAATCACACTCCTTTCGGTATTACCGTAATCTTATAGATTTTATTTCTCGCTCTTTTGAAAAGGCATTCAGATCAAAAGTGATAGCACTATCAGCATGATTATTTGTTAATTTTAAATAGATATATGGATATTTTGATTCGCCTTCCAGAGTATCGGAAACAGCATAATTTTTAACAGTCTTAACCTGTCGTATTATACCAGTTGATTTTATGTTTCTGAATTTATTAGAATCGGATAATGTACTTGAAAATCCACCGTATATATCAATGGTAAATTTAAGCGAATCACCATTTGCCGATCCATAAAGACAATAATTTATTTCTTTCTCTCTGTCAGTTACATATATGGGGCCAGCAATAGATACCTGATTTTTTAATAATGTGATAGATTCTATTGCCTCCCATATACTGTACTCATCAAAATTATCCGCATGGGCCACACCAATAGATAATATTAATACCACTATTGATATAAGTTTCATTACACGCCCTTGATTACAGTTGCCGGTGAATATGTCGATACAATAAGCCGACCTTGGTCGATTAATGTTGAATTACCATCGTCGGAAGTATACTGACATCCGGCCATACCGAAAATACCGCCAATAGCTTCACCGATTTGATTGTTATAATCGAAAGTTTTCTTTTCCTCAAGATGAGGATTAGCCGCAATAGCTACCGCTACAGCGTTCGATCCCAGGAATATTGCCCGGCGTACATCAGCAGCATTGGAATCAACTTCAATAGCCGTTAAAGTCCATGCTGTATTGAATAATGTTTCATCGCCGGAATGCACATAATTGCTTTCCAAAACAAGGCAATTATTCCAATACGCTACTGCACCGTTAAAGATACCGCCTGAGAATATAGGATTACCCTTTGAATCTCTTGGCATGGCATTACTGGCAGCTTTAAACCAATCTTCATGTGTTCTTAATTGGTTTATCTGGTATGTATGCGCTATACAGAGATAACACTCCAAACCTTTGTAACGTATTTTGGGGAAATTATTAACTTTCATTCTTGCGGTTGCGCCTTCGATAATATTCGGACAGAACTTATCAGCATCGATATCGGTTAAATTCGCTTCTGCTGCCTTTATATTAGTGATATATGTAGCATCAGTAGCCGAATAAGTTATCGGGTTAGCTACCTCATCAGCACAATACCAATATCGGGCCGGTTTGGAAGAATTAGAATTTTGCCCTAACCCACCGGTACCGGTTGCAGGAAGCAAATGCGGTGAATAGTTGTAATACATTGCGTAGAATAATGCGATTTCAAAATACTTCGCATACCAACTTGACAACGCTTTTTTCGATCTTGAATGAAAACTGAACGGATCACGCTGTCTCATCATCGCACCGGAATCACGAACAGCATTACGCCATTGATTAACGTAAACCACCTGATCGTAAAATAACAGTGCTTCTTCATTGGTTTCCAGTGCTTCATCGCCAATCTTACCAACGGAGGTAAGATTACCCTGCATACCGACTTTAATGGTATCACCGGCTTCTTTTTGTAATTGTGTCTTTCGTATAAATGGTAGATTATCTCCTTCTGTACCTAATAGTGGAGCAAGAATCATCTCGTTTTCAAAATATGTCGCAAGCTTTCTTTCCACTATTTCAGGTACGAGTGCCCGATAAGTTGCTGCTTCTGGCACTCCCAAGGTTGTATCTGTCATTTATCTCACCACCCTTTCATCATCAATCATCATCCGAAGATAAATACGGGGAATATATGTTACTTAAAGTCCTTTTGCGTTCATTTTAAACACTAATTTTTCTATATCTTCATATTCTTTAGACATAGGATCGAGTGTTCTTATATGAGCACGAAGTTCTTCAACACTCATTTCACTTATATTTTTCTTCGTTGATAGTGTAGTTTTTTGAGACGCAGCATTTGATAATCTTTTAGGTTGATTAGTTTTATCAACCATGTCTTTTATCGCTTTTTCTGCCCCTCGTTTTTCGGCTTCTTGAATCAAAGCATCGACATTCATTAATTTGTGAACAGTGCCCACAGGATTGATTGAAAATTGCTTTTGAAAATCAGCAATGGATTTATCAATCATATCTGTAGGAACACCATCATTGATTAGCTTGTTCCTACCCGTTACCGAAGCCGCATTAAAATTAGATTGAATTGTATTGATACGATTCGCACGACTTTTTTGAATGCCTTGTTGAACCATATCGTTTAATGCTTTTGCTGCAGCTTTAGTAGCTCTCTTATCAACAGATTCAGGCTTGGTAAAATCATATTCTTCTTCCTGTTCCTGCTGAATAGGTTGCGGTGGTATTAATCCGGCATTTTGAGCTAATACTTGCGCTAATGCGGGATTGGTTTGAGCAATAACAGCTAATTGCTGAGGTGTTAATCCCGGTTGCTGCTGTTGAGGAAAACCTGCTTGTGGAGCTTGGGTATTCCCCCTCAAATCAGCAATTTCGGTTCCCTGTTCACTAATTTTAACTTGCGCATCTTTAGTGCGCTTATCATTTCTTTCGGCAATGGCTTTCCAATATCCGGCAGGATCGTCCTGTTCGTTTGGAATAACATCACTGGGCGGTTCACCTGCTGGCGGCTCACCTGCTGGCGGCTCACCTGCTGGCGGTTTACCTGCTGGCGGTTCACCTGCTGGCGGCTCACCTGCTGGCGGTTTACCTGCTGGCGGCTCACCTGCTGGCGGTTTACCTGCTGGCGGTTTACCTGCTGGCGGTTCACCTGCTGGTTCCCCGGAATCCAGTTTTTTAGAAATAACCGTAGGAACTTGATTAGCAATAATATCTCCAGGGACACCTTCCTTTTGTTTCTGAAAGGCTTCCCGTAGTATTGCATCTTGCTCTTTATCAGTTAATTCATCTACTGCTGCACTGATTTGTTCCTGGTTAGGTTCTTCTTCCACTACCGTCTCTTTCTTTCCGAAGAGATTCATCTTCATCCTCCTATCGGGTCATTCTAACAGGAATCCTTAAAAGGGCTGCCAATAAACGAGAATCCGATTTAAAAAGGGTTATATTAAAATTTTTATCAGGGCTGATTACTCAGGAATCCCGATATTAAACTTGCATCGCTTGAGGTGTTCTCCTTACGCCTCTTGCTGGCCGGGGAACTGTTGCTGATGTATTCCCCGGTATTGGTGCATTGGCCATCTGTTGCTGTTGCGCTTCTAACGCTTGCGCTTGCTCAAATTCTATCTGTATCTCTTTAGCAAACGAAAACCCATAAAGCATTAATAAATATTTTGTCATTATTAATTGATATTGAGGTGGTAATCCACGCATCAATTCTATTAATTGGAATTTTTCACGTTCCCGTTCTGATGTTGTTCTACCTTCATGTTCAAGTACTAAATCATATGTCCCTATAGTAATATCATTGGCTATTTTACCAAATATTCTCTGATTAATTATTAATTGTTCATTTGTTGTATTCGGTGCCTCATTTTTACCGGTTATTCTTATAAACCGTTCTTCAGTATAATAATTCTGTATCCACCATAATATTGCTTTTGTACCCAGATATTTTGATTCTTTAAAATTATCTAACACACCGGTTAATTGCACAGCTGCTTGTTCTGTTTCGTGCATTTTCGCTCTACCAGACATAACTTTTTCGTTCAATCCGGCAATAGCGTCTTTAGCACCTGAAGTTACTTTTGCGCTGTATTCCTCACTTTTCTCCATATTAAGAAACGCTGATATTAAACTCATGTCAGATCGAGTGAATGGTTTTACTTTATTACCTGATAAAGCTCCATCTTCAACCTCTAAAGTAAATCCTTGCTTTGTTATTTTTTCTGGCAAATCAGCCTTGTCTTCTTCTTTTATTGCACCTGCTTCATACATAAATCCTATTTGCGCAATAGCTGATAGTATATGTATAGCAGTAGCATGACGATAATTTCTTTCTTCTTGCGGACTGAATAAATTCTCAACTATTCCCATATATTTACCATCATCCCAATAAGGGAAAAAGAAATTGAATAATTGATTAAAATCAGTTGCTCCCGTATCACCATCTTCTATTTTTATCCCCGTTGTGCCTATAGTAGTTAAGTGTATATGTGGAATGGCTCTACGAATAACATTATTTTGAACTATTTCACGTATTTCCTCACTGTAATCCTCCAAATCCATTAATTCTTCTTTTATAGGATCGTAGATAAATTCTTTTTCTCCCCATCTTCTTTCATAACATTCAATTATACGATAAAGTTTATTTTTACTATCGTATCCTTTATTAATACCGTCTCTATACGTTTTATCATCTTCGGCTAAATTACCATAATCGTTTGAATCACCCGCCCAATTAGGCGTTACTTGATTTACTGGTATATTTTCATCAATTCTTTCAAGCGGTATTGCAATTTGATCAGCCCATTTTTTACCGTATACTTTTTTAATTTCATCTCTTGCCAACCATAAAGTACGAAACATCTTCCTTGCATCTGACTGATCATATTGCCGTGCGTTGGGATCGAGATAAAAATCTTCCGATGGTTTATACTGTACTCTTATTACACCTTTAATATCTTCATCAGTATAAAACCACATTTCTTTAACACCAATACCGGATATAATTCCTTTATAAAATTGACGTTTATCCTGATCGTGTATTCTGTTAATATTCTCAACATTTTTTATGGCTGAAGTAACAATTTCAGCTATTTCAACATCAGCATATTCATCAAATGGAGTTGCTACTAAATCAGTGCGATTCTTTAAAAAATGCCCCAAAATAACATCAACATCCGGGAGAACAAAATTATTAACAACCGGTGCTCTATGCTGTGATGCTAATTGTGCTTTTTCCTGTGCTGTCCATTGATCGCCTCGAACGTAAGCGGATGCCTTTTTTGCTATACCATCCCATATTTCTTCACGATGGCTTTTAAATGATAAAAATTCGTTATATATATCAGTTGAGTTTTCTGGCATTATGCTGTTTTCCAATTCCAACCATCATTTGTATTTAATCTTGTTTTATATCCTTGGTACCGTGGTTTTGCTTTTCTTATTCTTTTGGGTTTTATCATATCTTTGTGCATGTGCGCCCAAATATCAATAATATCTTTAGTTTTACCGAATGGGAACCGGGCATATTCTGATTCAGCCTCTATATGATCTTTTGAATGAAGCCATATTAATCGGCGTTCCCAGGGAAGCTTTAATACTCTTATATGATCATTCTTATCCTCTGTGCGTTTACGTTTAAATTCTTGGAATCTTCCAGTGGGCACTCCACGTTTTTTTAATTCTTCTTTTATAGGATCAACCAGATGCTCATCTCCACCTTCTGTTTCAAGACCGTATTTTAATAATCCGTAATTTTTATACCAATATTCAACTTCATCACAATATTTAGGCACTATTGTCCCGGATGACCATTTACCGGTTATATATTTAAGACAAAATTCCTGGCCTTTGGTATCAACACCTAAAATAAGTATGGCAGTATTTGAACTACGTTTTTTTGTACTTCTATTTGGATCACATCCAAGATATATATTAAGGCTGTGATACCATTTCTCTAATAAGTCAGAATAATTAGCAGGCGGAGCGTCAACAAAATTCATCTTCCTCAACACAGCCTCATCCCACTCCTGCTTAAACTCCGCCTTAAATTCTTGTGTTCCTGGATTAATAGGATCGTTCATCATTTCTGAGCTAAATATTGTATCAGACACATTTGCCTTATTACGTAATACTTTTTTTATTACTTCAGGATCATTCCACAACCATTTCCCTTTTTCTATTACTGATCTTTTATAAATTGTGGTTTCATGTTCATCCATCATATAACCTTAAAGATCGGTATCTTTTTTACGTGTCCCGATAGTTATCATATACCCGGCACCGATAAGTAAAAAATTGCTACTTTCATAATTATCTATGATTATTTGTGTTAATTCAGGCGATCTGGCATTTTTTTCAGCCATTAAATCATCATTTATAATTAAATCGCAATGGAATCCAGTAATATTAGTAGCTGCACCAGCAGCCATTACTGATGGACTGGCGGTTATAATAGTCCTTTCTACCTTAATCGCCCCTGTATTCCACATATCATATTTTTTTGTTTGCAAAGTGCCTTTTTTAGGTTTAAGATGCGGGAAAACAAATCTCAGTCGCTCATTTTCAAGTATATGATCTTTTATTTCACTTAAAAAACTTACTGCAACAGGGTCAGTCGCTGCCTTTATTAATATTCTTATATTTGGATTACTGGCTAATCGCCATAATGTATAACAAATAGTTCCGAGTTTGGTTTTTAGATGATAGCGAGGAATAATCATGAGGAAATCTTTTTGATATTGAACTATATGGCATATTTCGCCATGTAAGTTAGGATCGAGTGGAGCGAAAAATTGTGGGTCACGTATAATATTATCACAGAAGAAGTAAAAATCGGTTTCAGCGAGGAATTTAATACGGGTTAAAAAATTAGCAAACTCTTCAGGATTGTTTTCTTTAGTATCAGCCCACCATTCAGGATCAGGCCATTGCCAAGGATACCATTCTCTTTTTTTTACCGGCACATATCCTTCAAGTAATTCACTATCTGTTGTTTTTATTCCCATCTTCTTCATCAACTTTTGTTAGGCCCGTTAAAAGAAGCTCCCAACCTTTTTAACTCTTCATTTTCAAGATATTTAATAGGTTTATTTTTTCCTGCTTTAGGTCTTTTAAAAGGATTAAGTTCTTTAAATAAGAATTTAGCAATATTCATTCTATCTTTATTGGTTTTATCTGTTAAAACACTGTGTAATATTGCCCTTGATTCAAAGAATAATTTTAAATCGCTTGCTTCAAAATCCCCTAATTCGACACCATAATCTTCTTCTAATTTTTTATTATACCTTTGTATTGCATGTAATATACCATCATTTGAATAACCGAATTTTTCTTTTATTTCTTTATTTGATAATTTAACGAAGTGCCTTAAATACCAAATTATTTCATCTTCTTTAGGTGGTAATGTTTTCCCCATATTTTGTATATCACTATTAGAAGTCCAATTATTATGTAAACATCAGCTAAATTAAATATCGGTGATTTTAATATTCTTATGTAATCAATAACAGAACTAAATATAATACCATCAAAAAGATTACTTAAAACACCGGCTATAATTAATGGTACAAATATTGGTATTTGATAAAGCTCAAATAAAAATTTAAAAATCAAAATTAACAGTATAATAACAAAAAATTGAATTACAGGATTTGTCGATAGAGCTTCAGTATTTTTAAAATGTAATACAGTCAAGCCAAAACTATTAAATATTTCTTCATCAAACCCAGTAGTAAATCGTATTACGTTTTTAATTAATTGATCTATTAATATTAAAATGATTGCAAGTTTTTTCATTCTTTCCTTTTTTAAAAGAAGCGGTATACAAACCGGTCACAAGATCATATACTGCTTCTCGGTGGCACTCACTAATCGAAAGGAGAAAAACCATGAATAATTCCACTATATAATATAATTTACAAAAAGTCAAGCTTTATTTTGCTTTGTTGTATTTCATAATAATTTTTATCTTATAATATAACGGTTGGAAAAACCATAATGTCTGATCCAACCAATGTGAATGAGGATCGAATCTTATCTTTATTAATGTGTTATTTGAGCCTATTAATACTTTATCGGGGGATAAGCCAACACAAACAGCATGGTTTTCTTTACCATACAGAGTACATACTTTATTGCTTATTCCTAATTTATTGAAACACCAATGCCATAATACCGCTGCACCATCGCAATCGTCACCCATACGGTGATATGCGGTTTCCGTCCACGGCCACCAATGCCTTGGTTTATCTACAAAATATTCAAATCTTGACATGAAATCCTGTAAATAGTTTAAATTTTTGAATTGGCGTGATGACATATCTCTTTTTG